CCGACAATCTGCATACTGCGCTTCCTCCCTTTCTGCCAGCGCATCCTGCACCATATCCACAAATTCAGGCATTAAGGCTTTTAACTGCCGCATCAGGTCACTGGAATTTGTACCGCTGGCAGCATAAATTTTCGGTGAAAACTGCATTCCACTCAAATCATAAACGACGCTTGAGGACGAACTTCCGGAAAGAGAAGCACCAGAACTGCCCATCACACCGAGTTTTCTTCCGGCCTCTGACCAGTAACCAATGTTTTTCCTGCGGTATGCGGGGTTAAAGGACAGCACCGCTTCCTGCGGGTAGCGCGGGTCCTCACCTGCAATAGACAGGCCGTTTGTAAAGCCGCCTGTTGCGAATTTGCCTGTGGCTCCTCCTCCGCTGGACTTGCCTCCGCCGGAAAGTGCTCCAAAGATACCGCTAATTGCGCCGGCACCCCAACTAATCAATTTCCCAACAAATCCGATAATCGTTCCCAGTACATCTGCAATCGGCTTCAAAAAATCCAGCAGCGGCCCGATTGCCTGCACAATTCCGCCAATCAGTGCCGCGATTGGGGGCAGAAGTGCCTGCACCAGCTGCATCAGCGGCTGAATAATCGGAAGAATTACCTGCTGCAATATCTGCACAAGGAGTTGCAGCAATGGCTGTATGATTGGCATTAATTGCTGCAACAATGACAGTACGACCGGCAGAATTGCAGTAATGATTTGTGTAATAATTGGAAGTAATGTGGTTAGTATCTGTGTAATCGGCGGTAAAATTGCCTGCGCAATTTGAACCAGAATCGGTGCAATGCTCTGAAACAACTGCAAAATTGGCGGAAGCAACGAACCAATCAGCTGAGACAGCAAAGGAAATAATGACGCGGCAAGCTCTGCCAAAAGTGGCAGCAGCATTGTGAGTGTACTTACCGCACCTTGTAAAAACTGCTCCACGAAAGGCTGTGCGGACTGTACAACCTGACTGATTACCGGTGCAAGCTGCTGCATGGCTGCCTGGATGGACGGCATAACCGCTTCCAAACCGTCAAAGACTGTGTTTGCAAGCGGCTTTAAGGCCACCTCCATGCCTTGCTTCATAATTTTTAATCGGTCTGAAAGCGTATAGGTATCTTCTGCAGCGGAATTGATGCTTTCTTTACTTGTTTCAAGACTTTTGGTTAAATCTGAAACTGAAAGTGTGCCATTGCGAATCGCATTTGCCATGGTTGAACCGGCCTTTGCACCAAATACCTCAGATGCAATCGATGCCGCCTGTGCTTCTGTTTTAGCGCCTTTGATTTTGTCGCAGTACTGCTGCATTCCGGTTGACGCATCAACCCCGCTCTTGGCTAAAACACCAACGCTTTTCTTCATGGCACCGAGCACTTCATCTGTATTCACGCCGGCTTTGTCGAGCTGTCCCATCAAAGCCGCCGCAGAATCGAAAGAATAACCCATATTTTGAAGCTGTGGGCCAAACTTCTGCATCTTCTGCGACAAGTCTGTAAAACCAATTCCGGTTGACTGGGAAACCTTGAACAAATAGTCCATCTTCCCACCCATCTGCCCAGAACTGATACCCCACTGCGAAAATGTTTTTGAAGAATTTTCAATGACTCCATTCAGGTCATTACCAAGCAGGCTGCTGACCTGAATCGCCTGCTTTGAAATGTTTTGCAGTGGCGCGCCGGTTAAACCCAGCCGCGTGTTATAATCGGCGATTGCCTGTGAAGCATTGTCCATGCTGGTGGGCACCGAAGAATAAACACTGTCAAAATCTTTGTTCAGTGCTTCCAGTTCCGGTCCGGTGGCACCTGTTCCTACTCGGATGGTATTGGATGATTTTTTAAAATTTTCTCCAAGCTCGTTTAACTTTTTTCCGGCATCTATCACAGCTTTCCCGGTGGCGACGGCAATGCCACCCATAGCCGCACCAACCGCAACGGCTTTTCCGCTTATCCCACCCATGCCCTTATTTAAGCCGCCAATCTTGCCAACCGCACCGCTGACTGCTTTGCTTAATGACGGGTCAAGCGTGCCAGCAATGCTGATTACTGTTTGCATAACTTTTGATGCCAACTATTTTCACCTCTTTCGGAATCTGGCTTTTTGCATGGCCAACTGCTCCCGCTTTTGGCTGACTGCTGCCTGTTCGGCGGCTTCCACATATTCCGTCAAAAAGTCCGTCAGCCGTTCTCGCTTGAGTTCTGCAATGCTGCAGCTGTAGGCTCTGGAGTAATCTCTGAGGATTCCGCGGAGCTGCTTTGCGTTGAATCTGCCGCAGATTCCGGAGACGCAATAATAAAATTTCTGCCGATACTCATCACTTCCACAAGGTCGTGCCCGGTAATCCGCTCCAAATCTTCAATCGCGTACTGCGGGTTTTCTGCCATAATCGCTTCGAAACCAAGGTAAAGGTGCAGACCATAATCCAGCTCAAACGCACCGGCAAGGTTTCCGTTGGTGGAATGGGATGCTGTTTGCTTTCTTGCATCCGCCTGTGCGAACTGTGCCGCTGTGATTTTCTCGGTATCATATGTAACGGAAGTAACTGTTTTCCCGTCAATCAAAATGCCATTTTTAAGTTTCAGTGTACCTTTCATGAATGTTATCCCCCTTAAAGTACGGAAAGCACGGAATCCGTGAAGCTCTTCCCGCCTATTCTGACGATACCCAGCAACTTGTCAATCAGCAAAATTTCTTTGCCGTCGATAAAAAGCTGGTATCGGGATGTTTCGTATGTATACTCGTTTTCATTCGCTGCTCCAACCTCCAGCTGTATTCCGGGCATTTTTTTCAGCATTACGCGCAGATAAGCTTTTCCTCCCACTGTCTTCTGTGTGCCGTCCTTCTGCACCACTTGCTGTGCAAATCGGATTTCAAGTTTCTTGGCAGCGGCCAGTACTCCGAAATTTGCATCCACTCCCATGTTTGAAATGGTAGTTTCCATCGAATCGATCTGGCTCATATCCGGCACAGAAAGGGTTCCTCCGGCCTTCAAGTCATTGGTCAGCGGGTCGACTTCCGGAAAAGTGACCGTGCAGTCACGTGCGCACGGGTCTTTCCCGTCATCGGCGTATACTGTTGTGCCCTGAATCGGGCCACTGAGGTCCAGTGCTAAATTCGGCATAATTTTTTCACTCCTTTACTCGAAATAAGCATCGAAACCGGCGCTTGTATATGCCACTCCGCAGGTCAGGCCCTTCATAGGCGGTGTAGGCGTTACCTGTGCCGTATAAACGAACTGGCCGTTCATCAGCTGGGCTGTGCTGTTTTCCGCCGCAAGGAACACAATCTGCGGACTTCCAAGCAGATAGCCTGACGCGGCATAGGCATCCAGCCGTTCCTGCTCCACATTGATGATGGTGTCCTTCATGGCGCGGTCCATGTTAACGTCAATTTTCGCTGCCCAGCGCTGCTGAAATTGATTCAGCAGGAACATCAGCATTCGGATGTTGACATCAAAAATGCCGCGGGCATCAATCTGCTTGTCCTCAACATATGCGCCGGTATGGTCACCCCACAGCACCCAGCGCCCACCCCAAGGAATGGCAGTACTAACGCCGCTTTCTGTGAGTGCGTTCGCCTTTTCCTGGTCAAAGCCCTGATTCAGGCTGTTTTCTCCGAAATACTGCGAAACTGCATTGATTTCCTTGTTGCCGTTGGTCTCCGCCGGAACACCGTCATGACTCTGGTCAACACGCATCTGCTCCGCAACGGCCAGCGTGGACAGGTGATAGATCTTTCCGTAAGAATCTTTCACCTGTGGCCAGTACGGCTTTTCGTACTCGCTGTCATAGTGGTTATCTGTTTTCCACTTGATGGCCTCCTGAATGGTTGCCGCTGTGAGCGGAATATCCGGATACAGCATTGCATACCAATGACCGTTAATCTGATAACTGTACTGCAGCAGCGCTTTGTGTACCTCTGGCTGGTCGGACCATCCCGGAGCTGCCACCATAGACGGCACAACCGCAAATTTCGGAAATACCAATTTGATACAGGCAGCACCAGTGTACACGCCTTTGTCGGTTTCGTCCCCAATCACATCCGCCGCTGTGACTTTTGCTGGGTCAACTTCATCAAAGGTCAGTTCCACAGCACCGTCAAGCGGCGTACTGCCGATACTGGTCAGCAAAACGGCGTGCCGACTCCAGCTGTAATCCAGTGTATAGTCAACATTTTCTTTCTTGCCCGCAATCGTAAGCGTGTCCAGTACAATCGTTTCAGATGTAAATTCCGTTTTTCCGTCCACAAAGATGACCGATTTTGTGGTTGCCTGCTCCTTTTTGTGCTTTGTCGGATTCAAAACATTAATAAGATAAATCGGGCCGATATTTTTACCGGCCTGCCCAAAGTGGACAGCGAGCGGCTCGCAAAGTGTGAAGGCACTCCAATTTTCGGAATAACCGACTTTTCCGTAAGCGTCTGTCATACTTTTTACCTTGACCGGACTGTTTACTACCTCAGCATTTGCCCAGCCGCGCACCAGGTTGACCGGCGCGGTTCCGAGATAAACGGCAGCCGTTTGAGCCTGCGTAACTTCCTCCACAACGGATTCCCGCAGTTCGCCATAGGCTCCGTACTTGATTCCTGTCATTACTTCACCTCATTCATAAAAACTCCGCAACATTTTCCACGCTGCGCAGTAGTTTCGCTTCCGCCGAAAAAGTAAGCCGTGCCATCCAAAATGGATAAAAGTCCGGCAGTGAGTCCTGCTCTTTGATTGGCTCAAAGTGGATTCCCGCGCCGTCTGGGTCTATCACCATTCCGGCAATACTTCCGGCATTGCCGAATTCACGGCGTGCTTTGTCTATCCAGTTCCACACGTCACGCCAGCCGTTTTCCGCGCGGTCATAATATTTCTTTGCTTCTTCATTATTCCACTGCAAAAAGAGAAGCGGGTTCGTTTCATCCTGCTTAAAAATATCTCTGCCGTGCGTGCCGGGACTCCAAGTAGCAAACAAAATTTGAAATTCCAACCGCGTTTCCTTTTTCAGCGGAAAGTCATTCCCAGAAAGCAACTGAACCGTCATACTTGGGATTTCCACTGGTGCCTCCGATTTTGGAAATTTGCTCGGCGGCGCGAACATTCCGTGCACGGACGGTGTAACCAGCTCGTATTCGTACCCAGCGTTATTCACCTGCTTGGGGTATTTCAGCTTTACACCTGCGCAAATCCGTTTATGGCAGAAGTCACAAATGCTGTCTATCGCTTCAATGCTGGTCATTAATACACCTCATTTCTGCGCAGGCGCACCACCACAACGCCCATTTCAATGTTCCAATCCTCCACCACGCGTTCCGAACCGTCCAAATTGAGGATTCCACCAACACCCGGATTCTCCGGCACATCTGCTTCCTGCGCATAGAGCACAACCGCGTTCCCGTCAATTCCCAACGCTTCCCCACCAGAAACAGTCAGTTGCTCATTTGTTGCCACAACCGCTGTAATTTCGTGTCCTTCCACTGAGTGCTGCTCTCCGAATTCTTCTGTGTTCAGGAAAACATTCTGCGCATCCGCCGCCACCATCTCGCTGAAAGCACTCATCAGAGCACCTGTGCGAAGGTACCGGGGTTAAACTTTACCGGCGCAACCAGCGGGCAGGAAGTCAGCCGCAGCGTGCGAATGTCGTCGCTCTTGTTTACCAGCACTTTTGGTACGCGGGAGCCGGCGTATGTATGGAAATGGCCGTCATCTTCAATCTGCGTCACCGCACCGTACATGGTGTGCAGGCTTGCCGGTGCCGTGACAATGCAGGTTCCACGCGGCAGAAATTGCTTGCTCTCTTTTGTGGATTCATCCGCATAGCTGCCGGAATAAGAATAAATGGTCAGCATATGGCCGTGAACACTGAGCGTGCCATATACCGCGACGCCCTCCGGAAGCGTGCTACTGTCCTGCGGGGTAAGGTCACCAACTGTCAGGCGGCGAATATCCAGCAGTTTCTGAATACCCGTGTCATTAATGAGCACATCCGCACTTTCGGGGTCCAGCAGCAGGTCAGAAGATGCCTGCCCATCTTTGGTTCGCATATCCACCATTTTGCCAAGGTCGGCATAAATCGCCGCACCGTCCGCGTTCCACTTTTTTGTCGGTGCGTATACTGCAGGGTTCGTGTTTCCCTCGAAAAAGCTGATTTTAAATTCCTCATATTTCTTACCACCGTATTCATCCGCATACTGGCGCAGAGTGTAACCGTTTCCGCACAACATCTGCGCAACCATGAATTCTTCGCGTCGGGATGTCATTTCGTCCAATTCAATTAAATCCTGCCCAAGCAGTGCACCCTCGCGCTGTTCCGGTGTCAACCCGGACATAAACGCTTCACCAAAGCCGCGCTGCTGCAGGTCATCCGAAAAGAGCGGGCGCTGCGGTGCCACTTTCGGCGGCTCCCACTCGGTGGTTTTAAAGCTGTCGCGGGTGACCGTAATACCGCCACGGCGCGGTGCCACAACCGGAGCCAGTTTCTGCGTCCCTTTGCGGTAATCCACAATCACCTTTTTTGTATTGAAAATATCCTGCTGCGGATTGGTCGGCGCGTAACGGTCCCGCAGAAAAGTCGTAACCGGCTTCATCTGCTGAATCGCGGTTAGCATGGTCAAAGTATCATACAGACTCATTTTTTCCTCCTCATTCTGCCGCTGTGGAAAGATAGATACCTGCATTGCGCAGGTCTGCCTCATCCGCAGCAGTCATGGTATAGCTTTCTTTTACGGTCAGTGCTGTCCGGTTAAAATGCCCGGTTTCATAACAGGACGCAACCACTGTTCCTGTGGTTCCCGTATCGGTGCTGTCGCACAAAATCCATGCTGCTTTCAACGTTTCTGCGGGTTTCGGATTATCCCCTGTTACTGCCGCCTGCGCGGTCGTGCCGAGAATCACATTTTCCTCGCCAAGAGAGGATTGGGCAATCACAGCACCGCGCGGCAGAATGCCCTGCCCGCTTTTCAGCACCACCTGAACCGCTGTCAGCGGGTGTTCATTGTCATAAACAAGTCTGTCAAACGTTCTTTCTTCGAGTGCTTCCATAGAGCTTTCCTCCTTATTTCGTTTTCGGACGTGCGGCCGCAATCATACCGGCCTCGCTCTTCATTTTTGCCGCTTCTGTATCAGCAGGCGGTGCGGCGGGCGTTACCTTTGCAGTGCCACCCGCATTTGTCAGTTCCTTGTTCCGGGTTACAAGATAGTTTTCCCCGGCCGCCTGCGCCTGTTCCAATACGCGAAAAGCAAGCTGTTCCGCTGTGCAGGCCGTTTTTCCGTACTTTGCTTCGGTGATAAGTGTCGTGTCCCCAATGCTGGGTGCAATTTTGTCGATTGCTTCCAAGCGTTCCCGCTCGCGCTGGGCAGCTTCCTGCGCCGCGTTCTGCGTGTCTGGCACAGTCGGTTCTGCTGTCGGTTTAGGAGCAGTCTGTGCATTCGCTTCAATCTGCGCCACAATATCCGGGTATTTTTCCCTCAGTTCGTTTTCGTTCATAATGACCTCCTCGGTTTTTTCTTTTGCTATATTTCCAGTGGCAAAAGCCACGGAACGGCTCATATTGTGGATTCTTTCCGGCAAATGCAATCCGGTTACATTGTGCCGGATTCCATTTACCAGTAACACATTGCCGGAAAGCGACATCTGCACTGGATTTCCCTCCAGCATTTCATCCGCGAAGCCGTTGTCGATTGCTTCCTGCCCTACCATCCATGTTTCGCAGGACATCATATTGCGAAGTGTATCGGTGTCAGTGCCGGTTTTCGCGGCGTAAATAGCAGCCACTGCCCGCTCGTTCGCATCCACGCTGTTTTGAATCTGTTTCAGGTCGGGTAGGCCGTAATAATCGGACAGTCCAACCTTAACGCCATGAATCATCACGATGCTGCCTGGCATGACGCTGACCGTATCCCCTGCGCACATAATGACACTTGCGGCGCTGGCCGCCATACCCTCCACAATCACGTTTACTGTACCGGTTAATTGCTTTAGAGCATTATGGATTGCAATTCCGGTGTACAAATCGCCACCGCAGCTATTGAGCCGCACGGTAACTTTTCCCTTGTTTTTCACCTGCTCCAAATCGCTTAAAAAGCCTTCCGGCGAAATGTAATTACCCGGTTCCGGCTCTCCTGTCCACCAGTCAATC